GCTAACCTACGGCCGGCTCACCGCCGGTGTAATCTATCCAGGCAAGCCAAGCCACTAAGCCGGCCTGAAGCTACGAGACAAAAGCGGCTGGTTGCCGCCTGGCCTGGCCTGGCCAATCAACCGGCCCTTTCCCCCCTCAGCTATACAAAAACGGACACGACGCCAATAAAAAAAACCAAAGACACCCAAAAGTATCATGAAACAGCAAGGACTATTTGAAATTGACTCCGACCCTATGGGGGGTACAGAGATTAGCGACGCCTGCGCAAAAATGTTTGAGGACCTAGAAGCAAAAGGGCTACTGGGGCCTATCGAGCAAGCTAAAAGGGCTATGGTGACTAAAGCGGCGGCGGCTCTGGATAGGGGACTAGCACAGCCTAAAGTATCTGTAGCTACCACCACAGTATTGGACAAAGTTTTAGCGGCGCTGGATTCTATGCCGCGCCCTGCCGAGGGCGGGGACCCTGAGCTAGACGCGCTAGACGCCGCGCTAGCTCACCTCACTATGCAGGCACTAGCGACAGGTGGCACAGAATGAGCTCAGAACCGAAATATGCTACCCGCCGCACGCCGACTAATCCCAGCTACGGCCGGCGCATAGAGGCTATGGCCGCATATATGGGCGGTCCGTTAATGCCGTGGCAAAAGCAGGTTGCAGCGGTGGGCATGGAGCTAGACCCCAAGCGCCCCGGCGCTTTTAGGTATGACACTGTGGTAGTGTCCGTGCCTAGGCAGTCAGGCAAGAGCTACCTACTAAGGGCTATCATGGCTGACCGCATCATGTCCTATAATCGCCATGAAGTCGTTATGACGGCTCAAACTGGAAAGGATGCAAAAAAGAGGTGGAACCAACTAATCAATAGCCTAAAAGCAGATAAAAAGCCTGCATACTTCAACGTGCGCAAATCCCAGGGCACAGAGTACCTAGAATACCTAAAACGCGGCTCGAAGCTAGCGCCATTTGCCCCTACCCCTAAAAGCGTACACGGCGATAGCCTAAATTTAATTACCATTGATGAGGCCTGGGCATTTGACGCCGATTCAGGCGCCGCGCTTGAAGCAGCAATTGAGCCGACACAGCTCACTATTTTAGATAGTCAAATGTGGATCGTGTCGACGCGTGGAACCAGTAAATCTGCCTACCTAAACACGCTAATCGAGCGTGGGAGACAGGCGGTAAGTGATCCGACTAGCCGGTTAGCTTATTTTGAGTGGTCAGCAGACGAAGCGCTAGCCGACGCTGACCCATACGGCGAAGAGACGCTAAAGTTTCATCCCGCTATGGGGCATACGCAGACATACGAGAAAATTTTGTCACTGGCAAAACCTGGCGTGCCTGGTGCGCTAGCTAACTGGCGGCGCAGCATCCTAAATTTGGATACGCCGCTAGAAAATGAGGCGCTAATCGATCTGGCACTCTGGGATTCACTGGCCGCCGATCAGCCGCTAGAGCCGCCGCCGCCTAGCGAGGTATCTATAGGCGTGGACATCGCGCTAGATCGCAGCGGCGCCTCAATCGTAGCAGCATGGATAACTAGCGAGGGTGACCTAGCCCTATCCCTGATAATGTCCGGGCCTGGTGTTGATTGGCTAGCGCCTACCGTGCGCAGGCTATCGAGTGTCGGCTATAAGTGGATAGGCGCCGACGCTACCGGACCAATGGCCACTACAGCAACAGATATAACTAACGACGGGACGGCACTAGAAATTATCAAAACTAAAGAATACGCGCTAGCAACCCAGCTGCTACTAGATCGTGTACGCGATGGCCGCCTAGTGCATGACGGTGCAACCCAGCTGCGCACGGCATGGGGACAAGCGGCCTGCCGGCCTATGTATGGTGTAATGGCGCTAGACGCTAGCCGCAGTGCTGGCCCTATCGACGCGCTACGAGCGGCGGCCGTGGCCGTACATGGCGCCGGCATTTATATTCCCGATCCGGTACAACTGTACTAAGGGGGTTGTGCCACATGGGTATGCCCATTACCATTAGTCACATGAAAACGCTGGAGCTAGTCACTAGCCTACTAGGTAGGCAGGCGGCCGCCGCGCCTATCCCAGACGGGATAATGCCGCCGCCGCGCACGGCTGCTAGTGCCAGCATGGCCCCTACTCGCGCGCTCACTCTAGACGCGGTATATAGATGTGTGTCTGTAATCCAAACTGCAGCTAAACAGCTCAGCTTAGACGCGTGGCGAGACACGACTAGGCTAGAGGGTGACGCCTATCCGCGCTTACTGTCTATGCCCTCAGCTGATGCTACCCAGGTGGACCTAATCGCCGATACGGTGGCGTCTCTGGCCTTGCGAGGTAATGCTTACTGGTTGATTGGGAGGTCTACCGACGGCCGGCCGGCGTCTATCCGCGTGCTAGATCCGCTAGAGTGTGTGCCGTCTCTGACCGCATACACTGGTGAGAGGTCTACGCGCTGGAATGGCCGCCTATATGACGCCTCACAGATTAGGCACCTGCGACTAGTGAGAGTCCCTGGACAGGCGCTAGGGGTGGGACCTATCCAGGCCTGCGCATCTACGCTAGTAGGTGCTAGTGACATGGCCGCATACGCGAGCCAGTGGACCGCCGGCGCTGGTGTACCTACCGGCACACTAACCACAGATCAGCCGATTACAGCCGAGCAGGCAGCAGAGGCTAAAAAACGCTGGAACGAAAACGCATCCCATTCCGGCGGCGTAGCCGTGCTAGGTGCTGGAATGAGGTACACCCCCATTGCCCTAAAGCCAAGCGAAGTGCAATTTTTAGAATCCAGGGCGTTTGATGTGTTAGCTATCGGCCGGATGTTTGGAGTACCTGCCCACATGCTGCTAGCTAGTGTGGACGGCTCTAGTATGACCTATCAAAATGTCAACGACGCGGCCACAGACTTTATTAGGTGGACTGTCATGACATACCTACGTGAAATTGAGGATGCATTGACTGCTATCCTCCCACGTGGCACCACGGCGCGTTTTAATCTGGATGCTTTGCTACGAGCTGACGCTAAAACCCGTATGGATACGCACGCGGTAGCTATTGCTGCTGGTATCTATGACGCAGCTACTGCCGCCGCGATTGAGGGCCTACCCACGCCGACACCAAAGGAAACGAAAAATGAAAAATAATGGTAATGGCCTTGAGTGGCGAGAATCTAAAATATCTCTGGCCGAAAATGAGGCACGCACACTAGAGGGCCTGGCCGTCCCCTACGAGCGCGAGACCAAGCTAGCGCCTGGCTACTATGAGACTATCGCAGCTGACGCCTATCAGCCAGACGGCGGCGTAGGACAAGTAAAATTACTTTGGCGTCATGGTGAGGTGATTGGGGTTGGCACTGCCACGTCTGGCCCTGATGGCGTGACGATCCACGCGCGGCTAAGCCAGACTAGCGCAGGTGACGACGCATACCAGCTAGTAAAAGACTGCGCGGTAGATAGTCTTTCAATCGGCTTTATTCCGCTAGAATATGAGGAAACCTGGGACGACGACGACAATCTACACGTGCGACAAAAGCTAATCGACATCAAAGAGGTATCGCTAGTGCCCTGGCCGGCGTATGATGAAGCTAAAGTAACAAAGGTAAGAGAGCATAACCAAAACCAACGAGAGGAAACAAACAAAATGGATAACGACACGTTAGAAGCTGAGGTTATGCGCTTGCGTACCTCAGTAAATGAGCTGCGAACCACCATGGCAGCCCCCCAGGCCGCGCCGCATGTAGAGCGCCGCTGCGCAGCTGAGATTGTAAAAGCCCTGGTGGCAGGCGATAGCCAGACCCTAGAGGATGTGAACGCTATTCAGGCCCGCGCCTGGTCTGGCACTACCAGCGCCGCCGACCCGGTAGCCACTGGCCCCCATTGGGTAAACGACCTCACGCGCATCTATGACCAACCAGACGCGCTTAAACCACTTTTTGCGGTAGGTGACCTGCCCGCTGAGGGTATGCGAGTTGATCACACATACCTAAAGTTAAATAGCATTACTGTGAACAAACAGGTAAACGAGGGTGACGACCTGGTATTAGGTAAGGTCGAGCTGCAGAGCGCTAGCACGCCGGTAGGTACCTATGGCGGCTATACGTCACTATCTAGGCAGACTATCGAGCGCGCTAGCGTAAATGTGCTGCAGCGTCACCTTGAGGCTATGGCCGTGGGTGCTGGCGCCGCATCCCGTAAGGCTTTGGCCGCCGCGTGGAACAAGGGCCTAAAGGACCAAGAGGCCGCTAGCTTGGTATCTACCAAGGCCGCTAGCGCTCTGACCTGGGCTGATCTATCTGCTTTAGTCGTAGACGCGGCCGCTTATTTTGCCAAGCAGGCTTTGCCGTTAGACGGCCTGGTAGTAAATATGCCCACTTTTAAGGCTTTGGCCGCGTTAACTGCTGGTGAACGGCCGCTGCTTGCAGTGGGTAGCGATGGCTCAAACACGGCCGGCGGTATGAATCTAGTAGGTATCTCTGGTGACCTAGCAGGTCTAAAAATAGTCTGCGACCTAAACGCCGAGGTGACGAATGTCGCTAATATTCAAAAGTGTATTGGTGGATTCTATAGCCGTGACGCTATCCGTATTTACGAGAGCGGCCTAGTGCAGCTGCAGGAGACCCGCGCTATTAATCTCACGGATAACTACAGCGTATACAGGTACGCAGCATACGCAAACGAGATTCAGGGCGGCGTACTACCGCTAAAGCTGGGCTAAACGCATCATGGATGAAGAGGAAGAATACACGGCCGGCCTACCAAAGGAACATGGCGACAAACTTTCTAACGCCTTGGGCAGATACGTTGGTGACGTGCCACTAACAGACTACCTAAAAGAATGTGTTAGCGTGGCGTGGCTATCGGTCATGCATTTTGTAGGCGCGGCCGTGGTTCCTCAGTTCATCCTAGATAGGGCAGTTTTAGAGGTGGCCGCCGAACTCTACCACCGCAAAAACGCGCCAAACGGCATTAAAAGCTACGCCGACGCTTTCGACGGCGCTAGCGCAATCCGCGTGGCACGTGACGCGCTGGTAGCAGCGCGGCCGCTACTCACCCCATACATGCCCCTACCGATAGCATAGGCGTAACACATGCGTGTAAATACGTTTACAGACGGGCCGATCACCAAAACGCGCCGTGATCTGTCAGACCTCATTAGGAAGTATGAAGACTACTTCGCGGTCTATGACGGTATCCCAGGTGTTTTAAATCCCCCATGTATGACTATTACCGAGGGGACACCACTGCTAGAGGCCGATACAGAGAGCTACACCACCGGCCGGGTGCGTTTTGATATCACGCTAATTGCGCCGCCTACTGACAATGAACACGCAATTAGCCGCCTAGACGCAGCGGTAGATAGGGTGCTCAGTTATCTTTGGCAGTATTTTATGGTGACAGTAGACGCCTACCAATCCGTAACCACAGCTGATAGCCAAAGTTACCTGGCTTGTGTTATGCACGTCTCTGCACCCGCTACTATTGAACTGGCTGAAGAGCCAGAGCCGGAACTGCCACCGGAATATATTCCGGGCTATGTTCCGAACCCCGACGACATGCTATAAAAACATCAAACAACACGAAAGGCAACTAAAATGGCTGTACCGGTACGTAAGCGCATCCTAGGCAAGAAGCTTGGCCTAGTGATTGACGGTAAAGATTATTGGGCTGATATCGCCAAATGGGAGTTAAAAGCATCTTCCAGTGACAAAGACATTGTAACGTTTGCTGACGCTCAAGGCGGTAACACATCTAAATGGTCTCTGAGCGGTGAAGCTATTCAGTCTCTAGACGCTGATTCTTTCTGGTCTAAAGTATGGGGTAGCGTCGGCAAAACCGTAGACTACGTGCTAGCCCCCTATGGCAACAAAGCTGCGAGCGCTGACGCGCCTCACTTCACGGGTAGGGTAACTATCGGCTCTGCGCCGTCTATTAGCGGTGAAGCCGGCGACGAAAAGGGCAGTACGTTTAGCTTCGAATGGGATTGTGAGGGCAAACCGGCCATGAAAACCGCCGGTAGCACTCTAGGTGCTGGCAACATGGAAGAAGCGCTAGCATAACAAAGTGACGTCATGGCGCACGAAACATACGTTAAACGCATCTCTGTAGGAGACGGTACCTATACAGTAGACGGTGTCACATACAAAATAGAGGGTGTAGACCGCCTACTATCCGACGCCTATAAAGCCGGTGTTGCAGCCGAGGATCTAAAAGACCTCACCTACTCCCTAGCGACGCCTATCGCGCGCCTAGCCAAAACACTAGTCCCTATCGGCCGGTCTAAAAATCTATATGGGAGTATCAGGGCGTCTAAAGCACGCGCAAAAATTATGGTGCGTGCGAGCTCTAAGCGCGCTCCCTATGCAGGTGTAAATCACTGGGGTCGCGACGGCCACACCGGCCCTAAATGGCTCAGCCGCGCTGAGGAATCCCTGCGACCTCAAACATACGCCGGCCTAACCAACGGCATCAGTCAGCTACTAGAAAAGAACGGATTATAACCAAATGCTACCTACCAATATTGCAGATGAATTTAAAGCCCCTCCTATCCCTGAAAACCCGGTAACGGTAAAGCAGCTCACCATTGGTGAAGTCGCATATTTTGAAGATATCACCGGCGTGCGCATGGTGACCCTAGAGGATGAAGATATTAGCGCACATGTCATGGGGGCGATGGCTGGACTAGTCCTATATCGTACCGGCATGTATCCGACCCCTGCCGACGCTCAGGAAGCAGCAAAGCGAATCCCATTAGGAGACATTGACAAATATATTTCTATGCGTGACGACTCCCCCGCGCCGGTGGAGCCGGGTTTAGGCGAGCCGTCGGCACCGGCGGCATAGAGATAGGGCAACTATTGGCCGTTTTGGCTATACGCGCGCATATCCCACCCTGGCAAGCGCGCGAAAATTTGACACTAAACGATGCTAACGCAATCGTAAGGGCACTAGAGGAACAAGACCGCGCGCTAGAGGAGTAAAGAGCATGGCCGGTAAAGTTGTAAAGGTTAGCGTAATTGCGGACACCAAACAGTTCTCAAGAGCATTTAAAAACCTCAAACAGACTGCCGGCCTTGACTCTCTGGCATCTAGCGCGCGCTCAGCTGCAAAAACTATGGTTAGTGTAGCGGCCGGCGCCGGCGCCGCCCTTGGTGCGCTAGGTGTAAAAGCAACCCTAATGGCGGCCGACCTAGAGCAATCAACCGGCGCCGTTGAGGCCGTTTTTAAAACCGCCGCTAGGCAAATCAAAGGCTTTAGCGTCAAATCTGCCACGGCGCTAGGTATCACACGCAACGAATACCAAGAGCTAGCAACGGTAATCGGTAGCCAGCTAAAAAACGCCGGCACGCCTATAGATCAGCTTGCAGGCAAAACAAATAACCTGATTAGCACCGGTGCGGACCTGGCCGCTATGTACGGTGGCACCACTAAAGAAGCGGTAGAGGCATTATCTAGCGCTCTAAAAGGCGAAAGGGACCCAATCGAGCGTTACGGCGTCACGCTAAAACAGTCTGCTATTGACGCCAAGGCCGCCGCGCTGGGGTTTACTGACGTTTCTAGCGCGCAGGCCCAGGCAGCTGCTACCCTAGCGCTAATCAGTGAGCAGACCGCCGACGCGCACGGCGCTTTTGCACGCGAAACAAACACGCTTTCACATCAGCTACAGGTAGCAAAAGCCAAAGCAGGCGATCTGGCCGCGCAGTTTGGCAGCTATCTACTACCAGCGGCCACAAAAGCGGCTACGCTACTAAACAAGTATTTGTGGCCTGCCCTGGACAGCGTAGCCTCACAATTTGCTACTGTGGCGCACAAAGTAGCGTTGTTCGCACAGCGCGTTTATACCAGCATGAGGCCGGCACTAGTGGCCGCCGCTGGCTTGTTCCGTGAGCAAATTCTGCCAGCGCTACGGCAATTCATGCAATATATTGGGGAAAAAGCACCCCCTGCCCTGGCACAATTCCGTAAATTTATCGTTGACTGGGGACCTGCCCTAACCGCCGCCGCCGTGGCAGCTACTGGGGTAGTCAAAGCCTTTCAAGCGTGGCAAACACTCACAACCACCATTGCAGCAGTCAAAGCGGCTGTGCTAGCACTAAACGCCGCTATGGCCGCTAACCCAGTCGTTTTAATCGTGGCCGCTATTGCTGCTGCTATTGCCGCGCTGGTAGCCGCTTTCGTCTACCTATACCAGCATAACGAACGCTTCCGCGCCGCTGTGCAAGCCGCATGGCAACAAATCCAAGAGTTAATAGGTCAATTTGTCGCTTGGTTCCAGTCAACGGCGCTCCCTGCCCTGCAATCTATCTGGCAGGCAATCCAGGCAGCGGCCGCCGCCGCCTGGGAGTTTATGCGTACAGCATGGGAGACCATAGGCAAGCCAATAGCCGATATTATCGTTACAGTATTCCAGGGCCTGGCCCAGCATTGGGGCGAAATCTGGGAGGGCATTAAGGCCGTTTTGTCTGGGGCCTGGACATCAATAACTGGCACAATCCAAGCCGCCGTTAATATTATTACAGGCGTTTTTAAGCTGTTTACTGCTGTTTTACGCGGTGATTGGTCCGGTGCGTGGGCAGCTATCAAACAAATCTGTTTGGCCGCCTGGAATGGTATTAGGTCTATTATTGGCGGCTCAATTCAGGGTATCCAGGGCCTAATATCTGCTGGCGTGGGTGCTATCAAAGGTCTGTGGTCTGGTGCATGGAACGCGGTTCGGTCAACATGCGTAAGCGCATGGAATGGCATTAAAAGCGCTATTACTAGTGGCATAAATACGGCCGTTTCTACGATCCGCACCCTACCCAGTCGCGCAGTATCCGCGCTAGGTAGCCTAGGGTCTACTCTCTATAATGCCGGCGCCAACCTGATTAATGGGTTCATCAGCGGTATCAAATCTAAAATTGGGTCTGTGGCCGGCACTCTACGCGGCCTAACTAGCAAGCTAACGAGCTGGAAAGGCCCAGAGGACCTAGACAAGCGCCTACTAACACCCGCTGGTCAATACGTTATCGAGGGGTTTATTAGGGGACTAGAGAGCCGCTACCCTACCGTAAAAACATCACTGGCTGCGCTGACCACGTCTATTGCTAATACTGATTTTGCCGCGCTAAACATCCCAGCCCAGCTAAACACACTAGGCAGCGCAGCATTAGCACCTCAAACGACACCAAACATTACTATAAATGTGAACTGTCTAAATGCCGACTATGAAGCCGGCCGGCAAATCGCCGCCGCGCTAGAGAAATTTAATCTACTAAACGGCGCTAGAGGAGTGGCCTACGCATGACTTTCTATACTCAGACCAAGCCCGCCGATCAGCTGAAACTTGAAGTCGTGGCCGCTGTTGTCACTGGCGCTATGCGATGGGACCTAGATAGGTGGGACCGCGCGCGCTGGGACCGGGAAGAGGTGCCGGCCGGCACTCTAATTTTTGATGCTGGCATGTGGAACCGCGAAAAGTGGATCGAAGAAACCGCCTTAACGAAGTGGCTAGACATCACCGGGCCGTGTACGCATATAAGCGTCAAACGTGGCGTAACGACAGCTGGCAGTATTATGCACGCGCAGACGGGCACGCTATCAGTAAAAGCGACTGCTGACCTAGACCCGCGCGCTGCTGGCATACTCTACGGTGCGCAAATACGCCTAAAAAATACTAGGAATGGCCAGCCGCTGTTTACCGGCTTTATCACAGACATAAAGGTAGAGCCGGGCAAAAAAGCCTTAGAAACGAGCGTGACTATAGAAGCTGCTGACACAGTAGCTAAAGTAGCCAGTATTACACGCTATGGCGCGCGGCCGGATGGTGGCCGGCTGGAAAACTGGGAAAGCCGCGTACGTAGGCTAATGGGTAGTGCACCTAGCGTCGCCTACGAAATTCCGAGCACATCCTATGCGCTACTGTGTCCGACGGTCTGGGAGACCTCCCTAGCCGCTCACCTAGACGCAGCTACCGCTACCGTAGGCGGTGCCTGGTATTGCGACAGACAAGGCACGCTCCAAATATGTGCATACCCACCACAGCAATATAAAACAAACGTGGCACTAACCGACAGTTACGAGGGCACAGGAAAAATTGACACCTGGCACTATACAGATGCTAAAGCAACCTGGCAGGCTGAAAACATCGTATCCAGAGTAGAGGCTACCGTACACGACGCAGCACCTAACGACAATGGGGAATGGCGAGCGGCTGACTACACGGCAATAGCGGTAGAGCCTACACGGTCTACCGCCTGGGGTGGCGCTACCCTCAAAATAGACACCCTGGCACCTAGTAAATTTGTGGCCGACGAAATGGCGCAAAAAATGCTTAAAGAGGCGCTTGACTATCCAACGGTATCTGCCGTTGCGTTCTGGCCGGTATCACAGCGTATAGACAACGACATGCGACAAGACAGAATGAATACAGCCGGTTTGATTGATCCGCTAGACCTAGTAGAGGTAATCAGAGATGGCGACAAATCACTAGCGCATATAACTAGTGTCTCTCACGACATAACGCCGTATACTTGGAAAACAACGCTCACACTACTACCGAAAGAGGTTCTAGGCTTTGAAAACCTTTTTACCGGGCCAAATCGCGCGCGCTGAGGATGTAAACAACAATTTTAGCGAACTGCAAGCAGCACTAAGCGCGGCTAAACAGGCCCTAGATGCACTAAAAACCACGCCCTGGGAGACGCTGGCGCTAGGGCCTGGTTGGAACATCGTACAGGGCAGGGCGCCTAAAATCCGACTGCAAGGCGGGCTTGTCTGTATACAAGGGACTATCCAGCGCGGCGCCGGTGGCGACAGGTCTAAAATCCTACAAATCCCCTCACAGTATCTACAAGCTACAGGGTGGAACCAGTGGCTAGGGGCCGGCGTAGCTGTAAGCGGTGGTACCGTCACGCCGCTAGAATTTTACGCGAATGGCAATACTCGCTGGCTTAGTGTAGATGGCTATAATGGCATGGATAGCAGCGCCGGCTGGTACCTACCACTATGCCTAACATACGCTATCGACTCATAACCAAACATAACGAAAGGCAACTAAAGTGATCCGGGAAGAAGTACCCAGCCCTAACTACGACGTAGGGCGCCCTGCGGGTATCAATGCAATCACTATCCACCACTGGGGAGCCGATGGGCAGCAACACGACGCAGTAGTAAATCACCTTTGCAACCCCAATTCATACGTAAGCGCGCACTATGTGGTATCTGACGACCATATTACGCAGCTTGTAGATGAAGAAAACCGCGCGTGGCATAGCTACGGTGACAACAGCGGTACTATCGGCATTGAATGCCGTCCCGAAATGGACCCGGGCGACTTTGCTACCGTGGCCACTCTGATTAGCGAAATTCGCGCGCGTCATGGTAATTTGCCGCTCAGGGGCCATTGTGACACTTTCGCCACTGCCTGCCCCGGCCGTTGGTACGATCAGCTAGGCCAGCTGTCAGCTACCGCCGATAAAATCGCAACTGACACGTCCTGGAATCCAGGCGAGGATATCCCCCTACCCGCCGCCGGTACGTTTGGCGGCACAGATCCCAGCACTGGCCAGCTATACACGGACGGCGTAGCTGGATCCGACACTATCGGCCGCGTACAGCTGCTACTTGGCACGCCGGTAGACGGCTGGATCACTGGCCAAGATCAGTACTGGCAAGACAATCACAGCGCTATCACGGCTATCAGCTATGACGGCGGTTCAGGTAGCGCTATGGTGGCCGCGCTGCAGCGTCGTTTGGGCGTGCAAGCTGACGGCATTTTAGGGGCCGGCACTATCACCGCGCTACAGCGGCGTTTAGGCGTGCAAGCTGACGGTTACTGTGGGCCTATTACCGTGACCGCGTGGCAGAACATGCTTAACCATGGGCAGGCGTGCTAAACAATGTCTAACGATATCCCCACTGACTCCCATGATGCACCGGATAGCCAGCCGACGGCCGACTACCTACCGCCGGCCGCGCGCGCGATCTTATACCCACTGACCGCCGCGCTATATGCGCTAGTAAAAATCGCCGGCGCGCTAGGGTGGGTAGACGCCGCCGTTACGCCGCTGTTGCATGAGCTGGTAAGCGCCCTGGTACTGCTGGCTCTGGCCGTGGCCACACTGCACACCCCCCGCCTGCGATAATGCATGTAGTAGCAGCTGTGATACACGAGTTAGGCGGCCTAGGTGGCGCCGGCGCTTTTGTGGCAGCGCTAGCGGCCTGGCGCAGCGCACGGCAGGCCGCCGCACCTAGCGATCTAGACCCACTGAGCAGGCGTCTAGATATGATAGAAACCAGCCTGGCCGAGCTGCGCCGGCACCTCAGTAGGCAGGTCGACTATCTGCATGATGTAGACCACACACAAGAGTGTGAGCTAAAACATCATGAACACAGGCTTGACAACCATGATAACCGCCTGCATACAATAGAGGCACACAACAGATAACAGTGTATGCGAGACACTGGTTTTTCCTTTCTATTCTGGCGTGTGTACATAATGGCCCGGTCCTCCAGTGCTAAAACACTGTGGCCGGGCCACACCTTTATATAACTAATTAAACTTTCGCTTGTCTCTGTAGTGCGACAGGGATACTATAGGCGCATAGCTCAGATAAGAAAGGAATACATCATGCAACTAACCCAGATTGACCCAGGCGTCTATCAGGCCGCCTCGCTCCCTGCGACCTGGCTTAATGACGCGCTAGTCTATATCCCAGTGTATGCCTTGCTTTTCGCCCTAATGTGGGCACTAGGCTACGTAGCCGGTGTAGTACACGGCGCAAACCTCCCACTACGTCGTACTAAGTACCTAATTTTATGGCTAGTAGTAGCCACTATCTGCATGTTCACCGTCGGACTGCTGCACTAGGGTAGATACCGTGAGTAATCGCAAAACGCGCCGCGCCAAAGTATCTACACGTTGGACGTGCTACCAGCTAATCGCCGCGCTAGCTCACCGAGGATGGGGACCACTACGCGAGGGCATCCCCGGCCTAGTGCACATCCTGCAAGCTATCGCTCACACGGTGGACCCGTACACCGGGACCGGATACACGACAGCCCCCCAGCTAGCAGACGCAGCCTACAAAAGCGAGCGTTGGGTTAGGCACTGCATTAACCAACTTGATGCATTAGGTGTTATCGAGTGGTACCCGGGCGGCATCAAAGACGGTCGACCCGCGCCTAGCTTTGTGAAAATTGTAAAAAATGTCTTGGTTGAGCTAATCGAAGTCGCGCAAGAATCACATGACGCAAGGATGCTGGAACGCCGTGCTAAGTTTGAGGCCCGCGTGCGTCGCCTGCCGCGTCGTGGATGGGTGCGCAACCCCAGGGCCACAAATCGCCGTAAAATGCGCGAAGCTTTAGTTTTGCACGCTAAGCAATCGCGGGCTAAATACCAGCCGGAAGCAGGTGCGCACCCTACCCCCATAAGGGAGGGGACTATAGGGAGTCCCTCCCTAAATAAAGATTTATCCACAGACCAACAGGAGCGAATCAGGCTAGCTAAAGAGAAAATCAAGCTATCATCCCAGCAATACCAAGACCGTAGGGCTGAGGATGCAGACCGCCGAGCCTATCTAGCGATGGAACGTGCAAAAGAGATAGCCAAGCGCGTATCACCTAGCCGTAAATCGGCTATCACTCCACTATCTCAACCGCCTAGCGGGCACACTGTAGATATCACAGAGGAAGCGCGAGCCAAGGCACTAGCTGCGCTAGCCGCCTGGAATCCCCAGAAATGAAAGGTAGTGTCATGTCTATTACATGTATTCACGGCCTAGAGGCGTCGGCATGTAGCCGATGCAGGCCAGCTAGACCCATGCCTAAACCCAAGCCTAAGCCAGTACGTAAACCCAAGCCTAAGAGCGACCCTATAGAGGATCAGCACAGGCTAGAGCTAGCCATACAGGCAGCTAGGCAGGCTGCGCACGCTGGCACGCTGCTATCAAAGCAGCTAGGCAAAAAGCCCAGGCAGCTAGCAGCAATCAGGCTGGCCGATCATGGCTAGCTATGGGTGGGGCGGGCGACAGGTAGCCAACCTGCGCAATCAGGTAATCAGCGTGTACGGAACTACCTGCCATATTTGCGGTAAGCCTATAGATATGTCTATCAGCCGTACCGAGCCGGGCGGCTATACTCTAGACCATGTGATACCTAAAAGCCTAGGCGGCCGGCATGTGCTAGCTAACCTACGGCCGGCTCACCGCCGGTGTAATCTATCCAGGCAAGCCAAGCCACTAAGCCGGCCTGAAGCTACGAGACAAAAGCGGCTGGTTGCCGCCTGGCCTGGCCTGGCCAATCAACCGGCCGAACTGGCCGAGCAGTCTAAGCCGTCGGATCTGGCCGTTTTTTGAATAGCCGTCGGAACCCTCCGACCCCCCAGGTCCCCTTTTCTCCCTT